GCCGGGAAAATATTTGGTTTGGATTACTGTCATCTGCGTCCCCGTGCCGGGCGGAAAAACACAGTAGAGCCGCTATCTCCGTTATAACGGTTATAAGATTCATAAAGCATATCGTCATACACCTGTTTAACACTCTGGTAGCGCGAGGTAGGCTCACCATCCGATTCATCAAGCACAGTTTTAACCAGTAACCCTTGAACCATCAACTTGCCGGGAAAAGGAGGTATTGCACTGGTCTGGGCTGTAGTTATAAATACTGGCTTCTCATACACCAATACGTTAAAAGTCTGCCCAGCCTGTGCACTCGTGGGGATAGGTGACACACTAATATAAGGATTTCCGTTTGAATCCACACCCTTTACAGCCCATTGGGTAGGAATCCCCCGTGAGTTAGAACGCTGCATACGGCGGATAGTGTCTAAAGTTACCATCCTCATTTCGCCTGGGCGGTTATCAAATACCACCTCATGTATATTCTGAACAACGGTTACTTCAGAAGGAATGGAGTAATCCGCAACTGATGACTGCGCCGTTACCGTCACTTCCCTTAACAATTCCTGCCAATCGTCATAATCGGACACTTCGGAAACCACATCATTTAAATAACTGAGCTTTGTTAGGGAATCAGAGTCTTGGTCTAGTGTGGTGACAGGATTTAGCTTGCTTTTCCTGCGTACCTCGTTAATTATCTCAAGCGCGGTCATTCTCTGGTCTGATAAAGACATTAGAAGCCTCCTATCACTATACCGTAGCGGTCATCGCCTTTGTGGAATACTAGAGCTGTTTTATCAGCAGGAAGGTTAAGCGAAGCGTTAACTGCCGTAACTAAAAATCTACCCGATACAGCAGGGAATATCTTTAATGTTGTCGAAGCCGCATTGATTATATATTGCTGCCTGCCACTTTCTGAGGTTGGGAGTTTTACCGCCAGATTATTGCCATTGGCATAAATAACAAAGTTAGTTACCCCTCCCAGTGTTGTTGCTCCTGCTTGGGTGGTTGAGGCCGCGCTTATATCCACCGAACCAAATATGACCTTGCCTGACACGCTCAATGAATCAGCATTGATAAAAGCCCCGTTGATGGTCTGGGCGCTCACAAATGAAGCTATAACACTAGCTGCTGACACTAAAGGAGTTATGACTTCGGAAACATTTATCTGGTTGCTGAACGTCACACCACCAGCAACAGTTTGGATGTCTGTTGTAACCACATTCAAATAGCTATCGAAAACATCGCTATAGTCTGTGCCTGTAGGAATATCCCCTGTTTCAAAACGCGCTTTTAAATATGTTGGTGTTTGTGCGGTCATAAATTTCCTTAATACACGAAAAGGTCATATTCTATTGTCGCATAATCAACGCCGGGGCGGTAAATATGCAAAGCAGGGCTTGCCATAGGTATATCTATATTTGTAGTGCCAACATCAAATCCTATAACTGATTCATCCAGATTAAAGTTCCTAAATGGCTGGCTAACAGGGTAAACAGGGTAGGGGTCATCCTTGGCAGCAACGAACATCTGGGGATGGGCTTTGTCACCCTGTTTTTTTAGCTTAAGGACACCATAATAATCGTAAGCGACCTTCGTTCCGTAAGTGGTAAAGCCGCTTTCCTCATCTTTTACTAACCAATCGCCCCGTTTCCAACCCCTGCGCCGTGCCATGCTTCATCCTATGGCGGGCCTGCCTGTATCACTGTCATGGTGGCTTGGGCAGATGCCGTAGCATACAATTTAAGCCTTATGGCAGTGGGAGGCACAAAATAGTTAGTATCGTTAGATGTAGAAGCTGAGGCAAGAATATCATTATCCAGCCAAACCCCGTTAGTTGCAACATTGAGATTGGTTATTGTAGGGTCAGACAATGTATGCTGAACCGAATAAATAGCCTGCCCATTACCATAATCTATATTGACTGCAACTGCGATATTGGCAGGATTAGCATATGTATCAACTACATAAACCTTTCCATAAGTAAAACCACCCGCCGATGCGACTACAGTAGAATCAAATCTACGCATGATTTACCCCACAGTTATATATTCAATAAATGCACGTACTCCGCCACTGGTAAACGTAGTAGTAGATACTGCTGAAGCGGTAATAACTATAGTATTTGTTGTGTCGAAATCCGTTGCAGCAGATACAGTAGCAGTGCGAATCTGTCCTACAGCAGAAACAGCTATCACGCCGTATCTTGTAGATTGCGCGGAGTTACCCCAGTTCACATTGACCGCTGATACATCTGCTGCGAATGCAGAGGTAACGCAAGCATATAAGCCGGTTAATACAGAAAAATCAGGGAGAGTAACAATCGCACGTGGAGGCGTAGCCCCACCACCCAACGAAATTATTTTGGTAGAATGAACAAAGCCGCTGGTTTCTGTCTGTGAGTTACCAGTGCCGCCACTCTTTCCTATGGTTTTTAGTGGAGATTGGAAAGTAGTCATAAATATATCCTTAAATAAGGGGGGAGAATTTTAGCCCTCCCCCATATTATGCAGCAAAAACAATTAAGCGCCCGGTGAACCCCAAGCACCGCGCCAATCCGTCCATCCAGTATCGAAACGCTCGGTAGTTACGATAGCTAGGTTCTGGGTGCTGATGTCGTTATCGCGTTCAATGCCAGCGGCACGGCGGGTATAGAAAGTTAAGCCGTTCTGTGCGTTGGTTTTTACAAACCATGCGTCTTGGTCGATAAGGTAATTGGTAACTACCAAGTCAAGATTAAGGTTTGAAATCACGTTTACATCGTTATCAGCAGCGCCAACTTTGTATTTTGTCTGCAATATCTTGGTAGCGTTGAAGTAGTCCGAACGGCTTACTATCAAGGCTTTTGCAGCAAAATTCATGCGCTGGTTGTTTTCATCACGGAAATCCATAATATCAATGATTGCCGACTCTAAAGATGTTTGAGTCAGGTCAGCATTGGTAAGTGGCGAGTTGCGCTGAGTACCGCCTTGGTCGCCCGCGTTAGGATGCACAAGGGAAAATAAAGGCTGGCCATCTGCGCCTGTAACAGTGGAATCAAAGCCACTATTAAGAACAGCGGTTGCCTGTGTTTCCTCGGTGCGCCCCATTGCCTCTGCAAGCAACTGCGGGATTTTATTGATAACATTATACTGGTCATCTTCAACCATTTCACGGGTAATGATAGCGCCTAGACCGTAAGTGGTGTGGTTGTATTCCTTCTGGAAACCCTGAACCAAGCGGGCAAATTCCACCGAGTCACCTTCGTCTTTAACAGAAGCGAGGGAAAACCCACTCATCCCCTGCTCTTTTTCAAAACGCTTGTCGGAAGTTTTCATCTCCATGAATTTAGGATACATCTTAGGGTAGTTTTCGTAATTCTGACCCCATATAGCGGCAAGCCCCGGATATAATAGTTCGGGAGCGAAGCCAGTGGTATGAACAAAACCTTGCATATTAATAAGCTCCTTACATTAAACAGGGTTGCCAGCAAAGATGCTTCGCAGCAACTTAACTTCGATTAAAACAGGGGATGCAGCCGATGTACGGGTTGCCAATTCTTCAACAGGTGCAAAACCTATAATCTGGAATTGTGCATCTGCGGAAGTTGTTAGTGTTCCCGATATAGACTGCCCGGAAATACCATTCTGGGTACGTGGTGCGCCTGCTGATACCTTAGCGCCTGAGCCGAAAGAAGCCTCAGTTACGTTGGCATCAATAGCAGCAATATAAGTCTGGTCTAGGCTTACATTCACCAAGGCAAACCCTGCCGCGCCTGATGTCAGGAACGGGCCGTTAGTAGGCTGTGAAAACCTAAGCGGGATTGGCTTGCCGCCGCTAGAACCCATAAGGGAGGTAATAACCCCAAGAGGCGCGGTGGTGCTTGCGTTTTTGAGGGGGCGTACTTTCCCTGAAGTCCCAAGAGTTACCGCATCACCAATGAAATAAGCTTCATTGTTGGAGGCGGAAACTGCAAAGGTCTTTTCAATGGCTGCCCCGCCGCCGAGTTTACGGCAGGCACGAAAGCCTATATTGTTAGCAGTTGAAAATTGCGACATGTTGTCGGCTCCTTATTATTCGATTACAATTCGCCCAGCTTGACCTTTAGGGGTGTATGTCTGGACACCATGACTTCGGAATGCTTCATCGGTTTTCTGCAAAATTTGTTTTTGTGCAGCCCTTGATTCACTCCGCATATATTCTTGTCGTGCTTGTCTATCTTCATCGGAAATCATCATCGCAATCGAATCCCTGTATCGAATTTCACTCGCTAATGCGTTTGAATCCGGCGTATCATATGCCTTAATTGGTATTCCTACATTGTCAGAGGGTTTCATTAAAATCCATCCTTCGGATAGTTTCTTAGTGATATTCCCTGATTCGTTAGCAACCCATCTAGCGGTAAATCCTGTCCTAGCTTTCAATTGCGGAAGCACAGAAGATGGTTTCCATCCGGGTTTCGTTCCCTTTTTCTGTTCCGCTGGCTTATCGTTCGTCTGCTCAATCTCGGCTTTTGGTGACCGTCCCGTCTTAGCTATTTCCATTTCAAATAATCCTCTGGTTTAACTCCTAGTTTTTGTGCGGCAGCTAGTTCCTGAGGACTTAATTTCATTTTGCCCTTGCTGGAACCATTTGTCAAATTGCCCCTCATAGGGTCAGGAGCGCGGCTATTTCCCTGTTGTGTGGGCTTGGGTTTCATTGCTTCATCCATACGCCTCATTACCTCCGGTATATCTACATAACCAAACTCACTATCAACTGACATTGCTATTGCACCTGCCATTTTCATAGCGTTGGCGTGTTGTGGGCTACGGGCATCAATCCACGGCCTCAAAAGATTGCCGTTTGCATCAGTTTCCTGCGCGAACTGCACAACTGTCCTTACATCAGGGTCAGCCATTGCATCAACTGGCTTAGGTTTCTCTGGCTGTTTTTTATTAAGCCGACTGTCAACCTTAAAATCTATAAGCTCTTGGAAAATTTTATCAGCTTTGTCCTCATCTCCAGACTCCCGCGCTTCCTTAAGGCGTGAAGTTAATATCCTTTCTGCCTCTGCATGGTCGGTCTGGGAGAAGCGTTTTTCAAGCTCATCTATTTTATCAAGTGCCTTTTGGTTCATATCCGCAAGCATTTTATTGCGGGCATCCGACATTTTAACTTGTTTATATAAATCGTTGAATTTCCTTTGCTGCTCAGGATTGAAATCTACCCGCGATTTGGGGTCAAATTCCTCTTGGGTATCCTGATTTGCAGGGGCTTCTTGGGCTTGTTCCTGTGTGTCCTGCACTATTTCTTCATTCTGCTGTTCCATCTATCCCTCCGAATATGTCCCTATCAGTTGCCAGTAAAAACTCCTCGTCATTCAGCTTGATTTCATCCCCCGAATAGCGGGCAAACAATACCGATTTTCCCAAAAGGGCTTGAACTTCTTCAACGCAGCCTTCGCCACATTGGACTAACGTCCCTATGGAGGATTTATACTTGTCGCTTACTGTATCGGGTAATATCAATCCTGACTTTTCTGTTTTCTTCTGTAATGCTGAATCGTGTCGCTTAATCAAAACTCTATCAAATATCGGTGTAAAACTTATCATTTCGCTCCCATT